TCCTTATTCCTCTGATTGTTCATCTCTTCGAGTTGTTTCATATAATTCTGATGGAACTCGCTCCTTTGGCCGTCTGAGGTAATAGGCGTTTGCTCCATAGACCGCATATATTTCTCGGTGTACTCGTAAACATCCGCTGATGCTTTTTTGTATTGCAGGTCCGCATCTACCGCCCTTCTTTGCTGATTTGCCCTAAAAGCGTAGTCGGAAGCTATATTAAGGCCCTGGCCGATAGCGCCGATACTGCGATAAAATTCCGGGTCCGATGTTCGGGTTAAGGCTCCTATATCGTTAGCCCTCGCAACGCCTGAGCCTCTTGGTGCTGTTTTCGCTGTGAACCTTGGAAACTGCATTATTCACTTCCTTTGGACGACTGACTTTTCATGTAGGCGAGTTTCGATCCACCTTCTAATAAACTTGATCCCGCCCGTATAGTTCCGGCCTGCGAATATCCTTTGGCCGACTTGCTTGTGAAACGGCTCTTCGCAAAATCGAGTATTGACTGCGATCTGTAAGCCTCGGACCTACGGAGGCCCTGTTGTCTAATCATGGCATTTTCAAGTGTAAGCTGTGCGGCGGTATCTTCCATTACCAGAAGCGGAGAGCCTTCCATCGTTACACCGCTTTTGCCGACTAATGCCCGATGTCTTTTCAGTAGTTGTTCTGACTGTCGCTGATGTTGCTGCGACTCAAACTCGGCTGCCTGCCTCTCGGAATCGGCCTCTTTTTGAGCTACCTTTGCATTATAATCCATCCATGCAGCTTCGGCCTTTGCCTGTCGTGCGGCGGTTTGGCCTTGCTGATAAGCGGAATAACTCGCTGTTGCCGTTGCAGCTATTAACAAGGCTATTTCAGCACCCGTCATTATTTAACCCTCTTTGAAAATATCGACCATTTTTGGCCTTCAAAAACTAATTCCTGTGTTTTACTAAATCCGAGAAACTCAATTAGTCTGATACTCTGGGCGAAATCGCATTTGATTATCGCGTTTAACTGCCTAAAAGGAAAAACATCGGATATGATTCTCAATCCTTCCTTTAGGCATCTTATAGTCTCTATCTTATTTTTTTGACAACCGCGGCTCAATCTCAGCCATAGCTCGCCGTGTTCAGGGTTTTCGGTTGGGTGAACACCTCCACAGAGTACAATTTCCCCGTTTTTTATGCCTGTTACCGCAAGATCAGAATCCTCGATTGCCTGGGCAAATTCGTTATCGTAGCTACTCACGCCGGTTTCTATCGGCTCAAAGGCCTTCAAATCAGTCTTCTTAAATTCTCTTATGTATATACCCATTAGTTCACTGATAAATTTACGGCTAATCCTAAAAGAGTAAGTGGTTCCGGCGACTGCTGATAACATAAAATGTACCCGAATCGGTCGTAACCGTGAGGAAAAGTTATCCTGTCGTCCGTGTCCACGTCCGACGTATCCATGCCGGTAATACTTAGAAGTTCTAAATCCGACGAATCCCTGCCTATATAGAAATCGCCCGAATTGTAATATTGAGGTATTACCTGTGATATCCTCTTTGTTCGACCAATAACCGAAGCCCCCTGCTCGGCCAGGCTCAACGGCATTGTTCTTAGCTGTGCCGTAAACGGCAAGCCTGCCTGAACGGTCGATGCACTCGTTATTGTTACCTGACCGCTCGAAACGGTCTGACTGGTCTGGACCGCACCGTCACCTAAAACGGCTACGGTTTCCGCTTCAAGATGGTCGAGTCCGGTAATCGTGGTAGTGGCGGTCGAATCGTAAGTTATACCACAATCGACAAAATAGGCATCGTCAATGTCTGATCCGAAATACCTGTTGGAAAAATACTCGATATACCTTTTCGTTGAACCGCCTATTGTCCTGTTGACCGATACCCAGACCTGATCTTCGGGGTCTCCTGTTATTACGGCCACCGATTCAAACAGACCGTCTGTGATAAATCTAGACCATGAAGTAATAAGTTCCTTTCTCTCATATACGAAAATCGCCATCTTACCATCGTCCCGAACGCAATATAATATAGCGTTGGGAATCTTTTGGTAATCGATATTCGTTATGCCGTCGCCTGTTATATGGTCGGCAAGTATTGTCATGTCGGGCGCAACGTATGAGTCGAGTTCCCAGTTAAAGGCGAGTTCTCTCATCTTTTCTGCGCCACGCTGAAAGAACAAAACGCTTTCGTTCGCAAGAATGGCCTGTATGTCGGCACTGCCGTAATTGGAATGCTGTATTGCTTCAGGTACGGTACTTGCTGCTAATACTTCCCCGCCTGATCCTTCTAACGTCCATTCCGCACCTGAAGTCCCTATAACTAACTTATCTTTTCCAATAATCCATTCGATTACATTTACCTGGCGAGAAGATAGCGTGTAAGATAGTGGGTCGCTATCATCTACATCCTGTAGAAAATTGTCGTAATTAGATGTTTCCGAGAGCCATATAGTATCCGGCTGCGAAGTATTACCGCCGAAAGTCAGTCTGTCTTGGAAAAACGCTCCCGTTCTCGGCCAGCCCCTATAATTGCTCCATGCCCCCTCAGCCCATCTGTGAGTAGCGTCTGTGTTGGCGAGAGTTTTAACTACCGTTGCCGTTGCTGAAGTGGAACTCGAAACGGCTGTTATCTCGACTATTCCTACATGATCTATGTCGCTTATGCGAAAATATACATCACAACTTTCGGCTGCATCGTTTGAATCCGTTAGGATACAGCGATAGTCCGCTTCTGCTACGGTTTCTGTACTATTTGTGCTTGTATTTCTGTCATCGTTTGATTGGAACGTATAGACCGTCTCCCAACCGGAAGCTCCATGTGCAGCGCCTATGGTGTAATTACGTTGTACCTCCAGCGTTCCCGACCACGTCCCCAAAGTCGTAAGATACCAGGTAATACCTTTTGACACAGTTCCACAGTCGAGCCAGGACGTATTTTCGGTCTGGCTGTTTGTATAATTGTCCGTAAGAGTTTCTTCGTATGCCTGCGTATCGAGAGGCTGTATTATTTTGAATAATGCCCCTGTCTTGGACTTCGACGTTGCAGCCGAGCCGGACGGTTCATGCCCTGCCGACGATCCAATTTCAAAAGGATTGCCGCCCGTAGCCGTCAATGTTATAGTTCCCGTTATCGCCGATGGAGTTATCAAGAACGCTTCGTTTGTATTTTCAGTCCTAAACGGACCTGTCTCTATTGCGGCTGCATCAAGTGTCCATACTGCGTTCGCCAATCGGGATAATTTGTGGGCTTCATAATCGGGGTGCATTATATACAAAACATCAGCCGATTGCTTGAATTTTAATTCAAATAAATCGTCGATAAGATAGGGTGTTGTTAGTTCGTAAGGAGAAGCAGAATACAGACTTGCTATTTCCGTTGGCGTTAGAACATCACTGAATATAGATACTTCATCTATTTTATCATTCCAGAATTTCTCATTCGCGCTATCGCCGGAATTACGCTGTGAGCCTATGCGTACCTCTTCTGCGCCGTCCTGCATGGCAACATAATCGGCGTCGTTTGTTTTAGTTGAATCGACGGCAACGCCATCGACGTATAGTATTATCCCATTTGCAGCCGTTGCGCTGCCGTTGTCTGTTGCTGCATAAGTAACGGAGAGAAAATGCCAGCCGATAGTTAAGGCGTCATCAGCTACGGCGGATATTGTCGGGCTCGTTACCGTCAAATCCTCAATGCCATCTCCATCGCCCCATAAAGCCGATACGTTGGCTTGTGTTAATGCAACATCAAATAATATCACATTATCTATCTTGTCATGGAAGCAATAATCCGTATCGAGAGAACCAGGAGCGCCGGGATCATGCCTCGCACCTATACCAACTTTTGCGGTAGTATCTCTCAACTGAACATATCCGGCGTTGTTAGTGGCAGTTGACGCCTCTACTGAACCGTCTATATAAATCGTTATGAAATTAGCGGCTGTCACTGCCGACCATGCAGCGTCGGCGTTATCGTAAACCATTACGACGTGATGCCAGCCGGTAGTTATTGTACTATCGGCTTGTCTTATGATTATAATATCCTCAGTCTCGTCATAAAGTTGCATCGAGATTTTTTGGTTTTGCATACTCAAAAACCATTCCCTGTCCTCACTTCCCTCGGATTTTGAAAGTATGTATTGAGTAGCGTCATTACCGGAATTATATATCCAGGCAGAGATACTAAACGGCTTATCCGCCGAATCGTCGAAGCTCAGATTGGCGTGATCAGTAACACCAACGCCCTCTGCATCGCCAAAATCAAAGCAGGGCGTCATATTTGTTTTGCCCGTAGCGGTAATTGTACTACAGTTACTCGATGCCGTTCCGGTGTGACTATTACCAGAAGAATCATCTACGGTAGTGTCGGCGTCGGTATCGTTTAACTTCCACTGTGCTACAGGAGTAGCCAGGGCTGAACTCGTATCTATTAAGTGCAGTTGGGGCATTTTATTCTCGTTCAAGCTAAAACGCCATTCTCTCGTAGTTGTTTCTGTTCTCCATTTCGATAAGAGAACCTGTACGTCTGTATGCTTAGTAACGTAAGCCCAGCAGGCAATACTAAATGCTTCATCGTTCGTATTGTCGGTATAACTAAGTGCAGCCGCGTCCGCTATTTCAACTGTATATTGACCATCTAAATCATAACAGCCTGCCCCTACTTTGCCGGTAGCGGTCAAGACGGATGCGTCCGTCGATGCCGTACCGTCCAGAGTGCCGGGATTGTCCGCGTTCTCTGTAGTCGTCCCAATTGTTTCATTTAGTAGCCAATGGGCAACAAGCGCACCACCGTCAACACCTGATAAAGTCTCGGTTCCTGCGCCATCGTTTACAACAGCGTTATCCGTATAAAATCTTGCATACTGATTGCCAAATTCGATTATATATGATTGCTCCGTAGAAAACTCGAACGGTATGAGTCTTATTTTAGTATTGTTTTTGGATTCGGCAACATAGACAGTACCAGGCCGCTTTTGTGCTGCACCCTGGGGGAGAGGGATAATATTCTCCATCAAACTACAGCCGGAATGAAACTTGGTTAAGTCCTCTTTCATATTCAAAAGCGGAGATAGTTCCCCACCTGAAAAGTTGTTGTAAACCTTATATGCTTCCTGTTCTGCATAAGCTGTGCAGGATAACAATAATATAATGACTATTTTTCTCATCTTCGAGCGTCCAAAAAGGTTTTCGTCGATACTTTCGTTCCGCCCGCTTCCTGCGAGTCTATTGATTTTGCCATCTGCAAATATCCATAATTTTTCGGCCCGCCTAAATATGACTGCTGTAAGGATAAAGCGAGTTCCGCCGATGCGCTTGTTGTTATTGCCGTCGAGAGTTTTATTGCCAGAGAATAGACCAGGCACATCCTCATAAACTGCGGGTATGTAGAAACATCCGTTACTGTGTAGATATACTCAACCTCGACTACCTCGTAATCGCTGCCCTGAGACGTACAATATGATGCTATGTCGGTAGCTTCATCGCTCGATGTAAATGCCGTATCGACGAGATAGGTAAGGTCGCTTTCCGATGTGTCCGAAAGAATATACTCTCCTGCGAGATAATCAACTTCGTCTTCGTCGTAGTCGCTCGGTACATTGCCTTCGTCCGTAAGAACCAAATCGCCTTCACGCTGCCATAAAACGCCGGGATCATTTGCTATCGTTAGGACTCTCCTGCAATCGCTCGGAACCGTAAAGGCATGATCGTAACCGAATAAAGGCTCGGTCGTTTCGACCATGAAAGCTCTTTTGCGGCCAAAGTTCCAGGGGTGACATTCGAGTAATTCGTTCCGATTGTCGTCAAAATATTCGGCACAGTGAACATAGTTAGCTTCGGTCGTACTGCCCAGAGTTATCTTCTTTGCGCCCAATAATCCTATGGCCTGATTGCATATCGCAACATTGGCCGCTGTATCACTCATTGACATCTTACTAATCCTTAAAAAAGGGGCGGAGCGAACCCCGCCCCTCTGTAAAAACTTACGGAGTAAGAGTAACTGTCGTTTCTGGTGACATGGGTCGGTAAGTCATATAAGTCTTTACCGCACCAGCACAAGTCCCATCATGGTCAACGTCCATCTCGATTGCACCTATCGGTATAATCACTCTTGATGTGCCGCTTCCATGCAGCGCTACTCCATTAGTTGTAGCAGTTAAATCAGTTGTTATATCTCCAGCCGTAACATACACGGTTCCAACAGCATCACCATTACACTCTAAAGCTGTGCCGTCATTAGCCCACGCAGTATCAGTAGCCGGAGCAGTTGGGTTCACGTTATAGCCAATCAAACAACCCTCGCCGCCAATTTCAGTAGTGACAAAAGTTACAATAGAAAGCACCTCAATCGGGCCGCCAGCAACGGTAAACAACTTGTTCATAGACGTGCCAACATCAATAAGGGTAGTAATTTCCCTTGAGATACAATACGTTGGCATAAGAAACGCTGCTTGACCTCCAGTGCCTTCAGTTTCACTATACGTATTACCAGCCATAAACATATCTGCGCCAACAACAGCAAGTTCCCTGCTTGCTACATTGCAGAATAAAGAGTTGTTTATAACCGAACCCGTAGTAGTTGCCACAAGTTCTATGCACGGTTCGTCGTTCAGACCTGCTGTACCGCCGATTATACCATTAAAGATCGTATTGTCTCTGATGGTAACAAAATTAGCAGCGGTCGTTTCATTCTGAATACACGCTACCGCGCAATCGCCATAAAACGTATTATTGATGATCTGAAGGTCGTTGCAATCAATAAAGTTAATCCATGACTGAGGAGCGGAGTTGCTTGCTAAACCCGATGAAAAGTAATTGTTCCTGATTATACCGCCATCGGTATTAGTCGCGGCAATAGTGATACAATCAACGAACTCATCGGTCCCCGCTGCTTCAACTGCAAATTCGCAATCTTCAATGATAAAGTTTTCAAATGTAGTCTCTACATTTATCGCAGTAGTTATCGCAGTTACATTAGCGAGAAATCGCAGGTTCTTAATGTGAACGTCATCTGCGCCTATAACAACTTCGCCATTAGCATTTGTGAAACTAAGAACAG